CGGAGAGATGGACAAAAAACGGGAATCGAAGCGCTATTCCATAATCCAGAATTTAGAATGGGGGTAGCGAATAAGATCGGAGCGAGGCTCGATGGGAATATGGCTCGCGGGATTCGATGCCCTCAATGCGGCCTCGATGAGGTATATTTTTCCATCGATCCCTCTCTCCCTCATTCTGTAACATGGCCCCATTGTAATCGAGCGAATAAGTGCTCATGGTGGGGGAAACTGGAGGACCTATTATGATTATACCAAGAAGCCTAACACCGTGGGGGATGCGAATCTTCCGATATTGTGAAGCGAAAAAATTAACTCTGCAACAACTCGCAGATAAAGCGGGAATGGGTAGGGGAACATTACTAAACCAGATGCAGGGAAAGCGGTATCCTCGGCTCGATACGTGGATCGAGATATGCGAAGCCCTCGCAGATAACGAGGAGGAGTTCGAACTCATATTAACCAGAACTAAAGAATCGATCGTAGAATACGAGATGGCTACGAGAAGATTCAAGCGTAAAGAATCTCGAAAACAATAAACAGAATAATCGTAGAGGTACACGATGCACTATTCATTATGGGCAACAAAAAAGATCGGGGAGTTAGAGATTCCCGTAACACAATTCATTAAAGATTATGGACTCGGGAAAGGAGGGTTAAATACCGCGAAGCGATTCGATCCCACGAGCGCTAATCTGGTGATACTATGCGAATGCTTAAACGAGGCTCGAGGAGGTAACCAGCAGGACCTCGATATGCTACTATTAGAGGCTATCCGCTCGACTCGTACATATCAGCATGCAGCGGAACGAATCGCGCAGCGAACCGATGGAGATAAAAAACAATGAATGAGAAGATGAAGAAGTTACTCGAACTAGCCGCGGAGATGGGAATCGATGCGGAGTATAAGCACGCTCCCGAGGGAGCGGATATCGATACGTGGGATCTACTGCAGAAGCCGGAAGCAAAGTACGATAACGATGGGAATCTAAAGAAACCAATACGACCATTCGCGAATCGGAATAACCTCGCAATGATTCTGGAAAACGATCCGATCTTCGATACGCTCTGCTTCAATGACCACGCGAATAAGATTAAGTGGAACTCCGAGGAACTATGGGATCCGCATCTCGAGGATATAGGCCTCCATATCGAGCGGAACTATCGAATAAAGTATCCCTCGCACGATATAAAGCGCGCAGTTCTACGGGTAGCATATCAGAAGATCGAAGAGCCGATTAAAGATTATCTCGAGAGTCTTAAGTGGGATGGAACTCATCGAATCGATGAACTATTCCAGAAGGTCTTCCGCGCGGATATTATACCGGGTTCCGAAGCCCTTATCTCGGAGATGAGTCGGAAGTGGGTTATCTCCCTCGTGGCTCGAATCATCTATCCCGGATGCAAGATGGATACTTTCCTCGTACTCTGCGGAGAGAAAGGCCTCGGGAAGAGTACCGCGCTAAAGATGCTGGTCGGAGAGCATTGGTTCGCAGATTCACCGATGGATATTGCGAAAAAAGATTCCCTCGAGTTAATCCATTCCTCGGAGACTTGGTTATGGGAACTCGCAGAACTGCACTCTCTACAGGGTAGGACCGCGGATAACTTTAAAGCATTCATCTCGAGCGCATCCGATAAGTTCAGGCCCTCTTATCAACAATTCCCGAAGTCGTATCTCCGGAGAGTCGTATTCGCAGGAACCTCGAATAACTACCAGTTTTTATCCGATGGCCCAGAGCGGAGGATATGGCCCATAACCTGCACGGGTCCGATTGATACTAACTATCTCCATCATTGGAGAGATCAGATCTTCGCAGAAGCGATGGAGGCTCTCCGCTCGAGGGAGATATGGCATCTCGAGCGCGAATCACAAGCGAATCTCTCACACTTACAACAGGCTTATATTATCGATGACCCATGGGCTCTCAAGGTCCGAGAGGCGATCGTATCCGGAAAAAATAGTACTTCCGAGATTATGGAATATATCGAGTTACCTGTATCTCAACAGCATTCCGGGAACGCTCGAAGAATCGCTCAGATCGCGCGGGATTATGGATACGAGCAGATCGTTATCGATGGATCTCGAGTATGGAGAAGAAAATAATCGATAGCATTCCAGATCGAATCGGTTATAATATAAGTAATCGGTAACTCTAATTAGTTATGATTGTTTGTTGTTTGGGGCCCGGAGGGATTATTCTCTCTGGGCTTTTTACGTTTTTAAGGTGTGGATAACTTATAAACAGATGATTCACTCCGTAATACAGATGATTACAGATAAAATACAGATGATTACAGATACCAATATCTTCTACGTTCTAGAATGCTTCGGATACATAGCCAAAAAAACCCGTTTTTTCCGTATAATCTAGTAATAGAATACTTTTTTAAATAAAGTATAATTATATATATAGGGAGCGAAGAGGCCAAAAGCCCAAAAATGTAACTACTCCTTAGCGCAGTTCGAATGGATAGAAGATTCGGGTATCTGTAATCATCTGTATTTTATCTGTAATCATCTGTTAGAGTTTACTTTTATCGCTGTATATGTACTCATATTAGATATCTAACGAAAAATGTAAACTACTTCTCCAGATCTTTAATCGCTCGTTTAACCCATCTTCGAGCCGGAGTTCCTCCCCATAGAGCCCATGCAATAGCCGCTTTACTGGTTTTATCTTGCCGAGCCTCAGCGGAGCCTTCCGCTTCTCCATGCCTAGCGAACCACGCATCCATTAATTTTAACTGGGGGAGATCTACTTTACCGGAAGCCAATCTCCTCGCGGTTCGCATTCCAGTACCGGGTACTCGCTTATTATTATCTCCATCTTTGAACGCGGCCCTCTTACTCATCGGGAGAGATAGATTGTAATCGATTGCTCGCTTCGCTATTAACTGGATATCTTTAGGTACGTTAATCGTAGGCATAAGGCCTCCTTATGGGTTATATTGTTTACATGAATAAAGAAGAATCGATCATTCCCGCAGTCTTTAACAGAATCGATCTCGAATGGGAACTCCCTATCGAAGAGGCCATCGAGATGCTATCGAATGCAATCGAAACATATCCGGAGGGAATAAAGCATACTCCCATCGGAGATACTTCCATTATAACTGTAAACGGTAGGCCCTTCCTCGATATTAAATGGGATCCTCGAGGTTATGAGGTCGTAGTTCATGAGGAAACATTCCCCATTCTCGGATTACTTGGAACCGTATTAATCTTAACGAAGAATCTGGAGGAGAAGTATGGCTCGAAGTGATAAGGATAACTCGCTCATCTCGTACAAGGTATCGAAGTTACAGCGAGAGGGAATGGGATTAAAGCAGGCCCGCGCGGTAGCGTTCAGAATGTATAGAGAGGGAGAGTTACAAGGAACCGCGAGAGCATCCAGACCGAAGAGAACTCCCACCAGATCTCGAACCGTATCCCGGACTCGAACCCCATATCGAACTCGGAGGAGATGATGGCCGCTAAGGTTCCAAGAAAGTATACGAGCGGCCTCGGAGAGAGTACACAGGACCGCAGGAGAGCAGAGATTCGAAAGCGGTTAAAGGGTAAGGAATCCTTTAAGCCTCTCCCCGGAGATGCTCGAGCAGAGACCACAGAGAGCGCATATACTAAGCGCATAAAAGCGAGCGGGCTTCGAAGCGTAATCCGAGAAGAGACAACGAAAAAGGAAGGGAAACCTCCCGAGCGATTCGTTAAAGCGGTCTCCAGTGTAACCGATATACCAAAGAGCATTATCCAGACTGTATACGATAAAGGGCTCGCAGCATGGGCCGTAGGTCATAGACCGGGAGCAACCCAAGATCAATGGGCGCGCGCTCGGGTTTACTCATTCTTATCCAGAGGTAAGACCACAGAGACCGCAGATAAACAACTCTTTGAAGATGCTATCGAAGCACTTAAGAAAAAGGGGAAGCGATTCTCATTCTAGCAATCAACAGAGGTACAACATGGATAATGATCGAGAATATCGAATAATAGGGTATAATAGGCCGTGTGCTCGGGGCTACCTACCCCCCGCACTGCGCAC